TTTGCACTCAGCACTCTATGTGGGCAATGCGCTTGTACACCTCTTTGCCACACGCTCTAAAATATACACCCATTGGGATTTTGCCGACCCTGACGATTGGCATTACAATCTATTTGATTTGTGGTATGGTGAGCGCTATGTGCTGATGAATGATGGAAAAGAAATAAGGATAACCTCCTACTTATCGGCTACTTGTGATACCCTGCTGGAACAAATGGAAGCCCTACGTGAGCAGAATATCTTTAAGCTGGAAGACCAAAGCCCGTGGCTTGTCTTAAAAAGTCCTTTATTGCTGATTTTTAATAAAGACCCCAGAGGAAACAATAGGGCAACCCATTATGTGAATTTGCAGGAACTCGGCGTCTATATCGACCCTGATTTTGTATGGCAACACATCGTGCAATACCTTTCCGACCTGAAAACCCAAGCCGAGCAATCACCCGAACTGTCCAACGACTTGAAAATAGACAGCAAAGGCTTTGACAAAAAACGCTCTTTCCGCCCTAAGATGAAGAGACAGTGAGCAGGGGCGTGAGTTCTTGCTGACTTTACCCATTCCTAATTAACCACTTTTTTATACAAAGAGAAACGGTTAGGGGCTTTGCTGAGGTATTCTGGGGAAAAGATGGAGATAAAATCTCCCTTGAGGTCTGCTACTTGTTGCTTTATCGTTTCTATCAAGTAGAGCGTTTCTTTAGTGCATTGTTTGTCAATATGTTGCCAATGAAGTGCGAAGGAATGTACCACAATAGGAATCTGTACTTCCAGGCGGATATCGTAGAAGATATAGGGCGTGCAAGTCCCTGCTCGAAAGCCTATATGAGAGAGATACCCCATGGTATAATCCTCCTTGAACTCTGTAGCGGCCAAGTGTTGGTAGAGCTCTGGCAGGGGCAATAGGTTATTATTGGCACGAAAGCGCCTTACAGGGCGGTTGATGATATTGCTCATACGTTCACGCTCTTTAAGCAATATCTCCTCTCGAGAAGTGGCATCATAGGATCCTAAGACAGAAACAATGGCATAATCAGCAATATGTTTTATTAAGTACTTGTATCTCAAATTGTTATACGAAAGCCCCTGATCGTAATAATTATAATCTCCTAATAGAAAAAAGAAGGTTGGGTGTAGTTTTCTCTCTTGGAAGAAGTCAATCAGTGCTTCATAGAAATCAAAGGGATCTTTACTCCTGCCCATCACCACGCGAAGGAGTTCTCCCAGTTGTGTCCATTGTAGGGTAAAAAAGTGAGTCAGCCCCCTCAATAGCGTACGTAGGATACCCTTGTGTTTGTATTTGAATGCCTTAGCCACTTCGATAACGGAAACTGTCGAGGCCTCACGGGGAGCAAAGGTTAGGTTAGGATACTTCTCCACCAAGGCTTTGCGGAACTTCTCCACCCATATATCCACGATAGGAAGCTCTAAGAAATGATACTCATATCCTACACTATCTCTCGCAGCAAAAGGAGTGGACGGATGTGCTTCATGGTGTAGATATTCCTCATAGCGAGTCAGTAGAAAAAAAGCCGCAGAGAGGATGTCAAAAGGAAGATTTCCTTTTTTGGTAGCAAAAAAATAGGGAATGCCCTCCCAGTGATCCACCAAGAGTTCTATAGGCTGCACTCCCTTTTGGAAAAGGAGTCCAAAGTTTTTGATAAAGAACTCATTCCCAATAGGTGATTTGGCATAAGAGAGCTTACTTTCGTCAGATTTGACAAAAGTCTCCAGATCGGTAGTGATCTCTATGGAAAGTCCTAGCATATTGACAAAGATATGTTCGCAGATATACATCAGGCGAGGACTCTTTTTTTCTGTATAAATCAGTAACATAGTTATACCTTTGGGCAAAGGTACGGAAAAAAATGTATAACGATTTCCTTTGGGAGTGATAAAGTTTTGGTAAAATTAGGAGGAGTTCTCTGCTCAGAGTACAACTTCATTCTTTACTATGTCTCTGCCGTACAGCCTCGAAGATCAGTACAGCGGCGCTTACCGATACATTCATGGAATCTATTTTGCCTCGCATAGGGATAATGATGTTTTGAGAAGAAGCCTCAAGCCACTGGGGAGAGAGACCTACATCCTCAGTACCTACTGCGATAGCAGTGCGTCCTTTGTAGGAAACACTGTCATAGGGAACAGAGGCTGAGAGGGCAGCACAATAGAGGGTAAAATGCTTCTGTGCTAAAAAGTGTAGCAACTCTTCGGTACTTGCTGTGGCTATAGGGACTGTAAAGAGGGTACCTACACTGGAGCGAATTACATTGGGGTTGTACATATCTGTCTTGGGGTTGGCGATACATACCGCATCGACCCCAGCAGCATCAGCAGTGCGAAGTAGCGCCCCTATATTGCCAGGTTTTTCAGGTGCCTCAGCGATGAGTAAGAGTGGATTTTCTTTATCAAAAGACAAGGCTGATAGGGAAAGATCTTTCCCCTGGGCAAGCGCCAAAATTCCCTCAGTAGAAGAGCGATAGGAGAGCTTTTCATAGACAGGGAGTGATATCTCGGTCAGGGGATAGCCTGCAAAGAAGCGTTCTACCTCCGCTGTCGGAAGGATAGCAGGGCAAAAGAATAATTGCTTGATATGGTAACCGGCAGCGATGGCCAAGGAGAGCTCTCGCTTTCCCTCAAAGAGAAACTCCTGATGCTCCCTTCTGAGCTTGGATTTCTCAGAGAGGGAGTATAGGTATTTGATCAGGGAGTTTTGAGTACTGGTAATCTGTTGCATAGTTAGAAGGCTAAGTTGTCAATCAGGCGTACGCCCTCGATATAGGCGACGATAAAAGCACGATAAGCTACACCAGCTTCCTTCGTAATGGCGGGCTGTAGGGTACGCTCATCGGCAATGATAAAATACTCCAGTTCTACCTCCGCTTTCTCAGCGAACTGTTCTTTGACAAAAGCCGTAACCTCCTCGACGGAGTGGGAAGCAAAACGCTCCTTAGCCTCAGTAAGTACTTGGTAGATAAAAGCCGCCTGTGTCTTTGCCTGCAATAAATTTTCTATGCCCGTTCTCCACTAAGTGAAAATGAGGGGCTTTATTTGTAATCTCAACGCTTGAAATCAAACCGATTGAGCTGTATTCTTTTTTAGTTCTCCATTTTTTCAAACCTTTACTGCCATCCTTATAACTTGACGGCATTTTTGCATTACAATCTTTTGTCCAAGATTTAGCTGTTTTTAAAATAGCCTGATTAAGGTCATCCGGAGCTTGAGTTATCATGCTCCGCATATCCCCTAATAAACTATCGAGTCCTATAAATTGTACTGAATTCATCGCTCCCTCCTTTCCTCGTGATCCTTATTTTCTGTGCACATAAGTTCAAGATAATAATTCGCTTCCAAGGGGTTAACAATGTAATTTATAAGAAATTGCCTACCTTGATACTCAATTACATCTTTTTCAGTAATATCTGTGTTCCTGATTGTGATTTTGTATACAAGCTTGCTAGTTGTCTTATAATGCTCTAGTTGTTCGCTTCCTCTAAGCGGTCTTATCTCTGCCCAAACTTTTTTATGCACTGATAAAGTGCTTACGATATTAGCAAGTTCGTCCTCAGCCTCTATGTATCTCAATATATTGACTTTTTTGTTAAGCCTTCCGGGGTTAATACCTTTCATGCGTCCCCCTTTATTGCTTTTTTCATTTGTAGTTGCAAAATTATACTCTTAAAAGTGTACTCTATTGCCTTTTTTTGCTGTATATCCGACTGCATAAGTTCTCTATTGTCATACATATTTTGCACTATCGCACAAAAAAGAAGATTTGCTGTCTTATCCTCTTCATCATATTCGCCTACGGCAGATATGATGTACTCTTTTGATGCTTCCATCATTGTTCTTATGATGTTGTCGTCATCATCTCCGTCTACTCTTAAGTAGTCTTTTACTTCTTCTATCGTCATAGGCTAATACCTTTCAAAAAGCCCCTGCAAAAACAAGGGGCTAAGACATCACTAAGGTGTTACTGTGATATATCCGTTTACAAATGCGTCGGAATCCTTGACCTTACAGTCAAATCTTTCGATACCCCTAAACAATGTTAGATCCTGTTCAAAAGCGTTCAATGTTCCGACTGCTGCTACATTGGAAGTCATAATGTTAAGCTTTGCTCTGTCAAAAATCTTTACAGCTTCCTTTAAGTCACCGATAATAAACGGAATCTTATTGGTCTTTGTAGACAAAATTGCATTTGGTACAACCTTTACAGGTATCTTTCTTGCTCCTACCGCAAGTACCATCTGCATTGGGTTCTGAACATCAGGACTAAGCAAGTATCTTCCCTGCTTATCTACTAAGGTATCAAGGTAATTAAGGCCATCATCGTTAGTCACGATTGCAACTCCTCCGGCATATGCAGCACCTAAAGTGACATTTACAGCCTTCTTGATGCCGTCAAGGTTCTTCAGATCTGTTTCAGTCTTTGTTGCGATTGCTGTAAGGATTTGAGCATTCTTGGTCGCAATATCCTCTTCGGCAAGCCACTTCGTAAGTACAGCAGTGATATTGGCATCTGAGTCAGCCAAAAGCTCGGATGTAACCGGCATATACCCTGCATACTTCTTAACAGCATACTCAAGAATTTCAAACTGTGGTGTATTATTGCCCTGAATTTTTCCTGCCTCTGCCACAGCCTTAAAGCCTTCGGCCTGTGCCTTATTCTGAAAAGTTCTTCTACCACTACTTGTCTTTACTGTCTCCACGTCAACAAGGCTTTCAAGTGAGAATGTAGCCTTCTTATACTGATTGATCTTTGTCTGAATGTCCTCAGGCACTGTATAACCGCCATCGGCCTTTGTTCCCTCGGTCATTGTGTTTGTGTAAAATCCGTGTCTTGCTGCTTCTGCAAAATCGTGTATTGCGTCAGCTGGCCCATTTGCTGTAACCGCTTTCATGCCAACGGCATCGGCTGTGCCGTTTGTCATTCCGGACTGTTCATTATCTATAATATCTTTTAAAATATTATACTGATCCTGAAGCTTTACAAGCTCCTCTTTTGCTGTCTTTGCCTCTTCTATCTTTCCCTGTTCTGCCAAGCTTTTTACTTCAAGCTTCTTTGCATTAATCTGATTAAGTAATTCCTGTAAATTCATACCTTTACTCCTTTCACACCCCGAATGTATCAAGGTCTTTTAACAAATTATTTTTTTCTTCCTCAATATCAGCCTTTTTTAGCTGTATACTGCTGTATCATTTCATCAGTAATCTTTAAATTACCCATATTGTTTGTGATTACTGCCTGTCCGGATTGACTTATAGCGTCTATAAATCCCATTCCCACAGCCTTATCGGCTGTTATCCATGTTTCAGCGTCCATCATCTGAATGATTTCTTCTTTGCTCTTACCCGTCTTTTCGACATAAGCACTTGCTAAAGCTTCATCCCACGCTTTTAATGTCTCAGCTTGCTTGCTAAGTTGTGCGTGATTGCCCCTCGTGAAACTTACGGACACATCGTGTATCATAAGCATTCCCACGGGCGATATTGTGCTCTTGCCTGCCATCGCTATGACCGATGCAGCAGATGCCGCCAAACCTTCGACTTCTATATCTACATCGTTGCGACTTCTTAATGTCGCATAGATTTCTTGGCCTGCAAGCACATCACCTCCACCCGAATTTATCTTAACTTGCAATCTGTCGCCTTTTGGCATTTCTGCGATTGCATCAAGTACATCCTGCGGAGTTGTGCAGTCGTAACCGAACCATTCATAAATTTCTTTCATATCATTACTGACTATGTCGCCTTTTATCTTAAGTATCATTTTTGCCCTCCTTTCCGATATTGTATGCAGCGCCCACATTCGTAAGCGGTACATAATTACCATTCACAATAAGCACATCACCACCATCTTTTGAGGGTAAGTCGAGTAAATGCCTACCCTCATTCGGTGTATATATGCCATTTTGCACTGCCGAGGTTATACTCTGCATTTGTGTCTCCATATTTGCCCTTAAAAGTACCTTTTCATTGAATTTGTATACAAGACCGTCAGCCCTTTGCTTATCAGTCAAGCACTTGTAATTGATTTCCTGCTCATATTGATTGAGTCGGTACATCATAGTATCGACCAAAAAGCTAAGCTGTTGCGACTCCGAATTTGAGTAACTGCTCTTTTCATAGTCATTTATCTGATTTGGCTTAACTCCGAAAGCCGCCGCAATTTGCAAAGCACTGTACTTCTTAAGTTCCATATACTGAGCATCTGCCAAAGTGTATGTTAACGGCTCTAACTTCATGCCAAGCGGTAAGGCTACCACCTTACCTGCATTCTTTGCACCTGTAAGCAAGTCATTATACTTTTGCTGTAATTGACTTCTCAGCTTTTCATCTAAGTCACCCGTGTACTGCAAGACGCTAGAAGCTGTCAAACCGCTTTCATATAGCTTTTCAAGATATTTCTGTGAATATCCGGCACCGTCAATCGTGCTTTTCAAGATATCTCTGACAGATATTCCCATTACACCATCCCACGAAAGCCAATTTTTTATATGCAAGACATCTTCCTGCCTAAATACTGCCGTTTCGCCGTTTTGCGGATTTGTAAACCTGTAGCAAAGCCTGCCACGGTCGCCAAAAACTCCCGCGTCATCCATGTATACAGTCACACAGTCGGACTTCATAATCCAGTAAGCTGTCTTTGATATCTCGCCCTTTTTCAATCCGCTCTTGTAATCTCTTTGTATCCATGCGTAAGCGTTGCCGTAATGTTGGCAATTAGCTTCCATAGTGCTCCAAAAAGTTGACGGAGTCATAACACTATTAGGCCTATATAGCAATATATCGATTGTCGGAGCTCTCACCCTACCGCCCGACTCATCTTCTTGATAGAGTTTCAGGGGCATTTTACCCATAGTCTCAGATAGCACTTTAAGACAAGTAAAATATGTTGTCTCTGCCAAGGCTTTCGGCTTATCTTTGTCTATGCCTAGCCACTGCAGGAGCTTTTCACTTGCCGTGTCTACTGATTCGGGCATAAATAAGTTTTTCAATCTATTAAAAAATCCCATTTTAACCTGTTATTCCTTTCAAAAAATTCTCCACATAGTCACTATATGATTCCAATTCAAAATTATGATATAAAGCCAACTTAAACGCTCCCAAAGTCGCATCCACCGGGTCAATTCGCTTTGTGGTTGCATCTTTATCTATCTTAATCAAACCGTTATTAGTCCTCGTAACAGCATTTGACATAGCGTAATTAAAAAGCGAGTTATGTAGATAAACTACATTACCCGAATAAACCTGCTCTCTAAAGCCTTGAGTACTCTCATTAAGACTTTTATGACTTTGGTACACTTCCTCGACTGTATAGCCCTCATCTGATAAATCCATCATTAATTTTGATGCATTTGCAGGGTCGAAACACAAACACTGTATGTCTAACTGATATTTCGCACATTCGTCAATCACATAACGCATTACAGTCGCTTGGTCGACTATCGGCGTATTGGTCAGTGTCAAGTATCCCAAACGCTCCCAAGCATCATAAGGAACCTTATCTTTTATGATATGCTCTCTAAGCTTGTCCACAGTAGGTATAAAACTATGCGTCCAAACGGCATAATAGACTATCTTCTTCCCACTACTGTCCAGTTTATCAATCTGAAATGGCACAATAAAAGCGACCGATGTAAGGTCGATTTTTGACGACATATCAAACCCGACATACACGGGTCGCCCTCTTAAGTCAATAGGAAACTCCTTGACTTCGCAAGCCTTCCACTTTCTCATATCCATGTAACCGTTATTCGATGCCGACACCCATATATTTAAAACTTTAGTCATGAATGCTATCATCTTTTCGGGTATCTGTTTGGCTATCTCATAATCTTCAGCTATTTTTTTGATACCTTCATCATAAAAAGCTCTTATCGGGTTAGCCTTTTGCCATGTTTCCAAAGCTCCGGGGTCATCATCCTTATCGGCTTCGCAGATGTCGATAAAGTACTCATCATTTTTTATATCAACATCCGGATCCAGCACCTTAGAACAATAATCATATTCTTGGGTGTAACAAGGGTATGTTAAATCCTTGCCAGCTGTGGTTATTATCGTCAGCATTGGCTCTTTTGTATTTGAACCAAGCCCTAAATCGTAAAAGTCCGTTGTTGGGTGCTGGTGATACTCATCTAAAATCAAACATGCAGGATTTGTACCATCTCCAGTCTTTCCGTCCTCTTTCGATAATGGCTTTATGAAAGAACCTGTTTTGATGTGTACAATCTCATCGCGCTTAAAATTGAATTTCGACCTCAAGATTGAACCTTTCGTCATTAGATCGCACTCACTGAATACAATCTTTGACTGATCTCTTTTTGTGCCGGCTGTATACACCTCATATGTCTCATGATTTTTAGTAGCTTGAATAGATATCTCATACAAAGCTTCGCCTGCTTCCATTTGAGATTTTGCATTCTTACGTCCAACTTCTGTAAAGCTCTTCTTAAATCTTTTTTTCCCTGTTTCTCTATGTATCCACCCATATAGCTGACAAGCCCTGAACTTTTGCCAATTATTTAAGTCTATCGGCTTGCCTGCCAAGGCTCCCTTTGAGTGTTTCAACAAAGAAAACCATTTGACAATCTTATCGGCGTTATCCTCGCTCCAGATGTACGGAAAATCTGCTGTACCTACTCTATCTAGGTCATCAAGAAATCTTTTACATGCCCACTTATGCTTCTGTCCCGAAGGTATTTCATCTGCTAAACAACTTCTTGCATACTGCTTAATATCTTCCAAGTGGCTCATCTATATATCTCCGAACATCCGCACGAGATTTTCTTCTTGTCCTTTGGCTTTTTCTGCTGCAATTTTTAACCTTGAACTTGCCGACATACCTAATGCATTGCCGGATGTCTCCATATCTTTCTTGGCTTGTTCCAAAATCGCATAAATCGGATTTGGCTTTTCACCTGAACTCGTAATAACTGTTGGTGTAAAATTCTTTTTTCTTATCTCTTTTGATGCTTGCACATACATGGAGTAAGCATTTGCATAAACAATCATACTGTTACGGTCCAAATTCCCTATTATATCTATGCTCTGAAGGTTTTTTCTTATACGCTCATACTCTTTTTTTGCTGTGCTATCTATAAAGACCGAAGAGGGAACCTTGTCAAGTTCGTCTCTTTCGGTCTTTATTAAAGATTCTTCATATTCTCGTTGTGCTCGAACATCCTTTTTTATGTTGCCAGTTTGTAGTGAAATAATTTTTCTGGGTCTTGCCATTGCTCCTCCTTTCTGTCTGAATTGTTGAATTTTTCCCACTTTTTGGAGGTTTTTAGAAATTTGTGTTTCTAAAGCTGGGGCGGCGGTCGTAGAAAATAGTTAAAAACTTCACAATATCCCCCTACCCTATATGCTCTTCCAGTTTAGAAAACAATCCTTTTGACCAGTCCTCTAAGTATATCTTGAGCTTTTCTCTTATCTTCAATACTCTTGCGATACAATACATGTATCTCATCGTGGCTCGCCCTTGAAAGAGGTATCAAATTATCTTCTGTATAAAACAATTCCGGATCATCCTCAGCTGTCACAATATGATGAACGGTTGTGGCGTACTCTATACGCCCTTGTGACATTGCCCACGGATCCAATCCATTATACTTAGATATTATGACTGCTCTTAAAGCTCGCCACCTCGAGTCCTTATACCACGCCCTTGTTCCAACCGGCTTAGGGTACTCCCGCTTGTGACCGCACCCGCACTTCTTTCCAGCTTCATGCCTTTTACCGCAATGTGCACATCTTTTATATATCATCTAACAATCCCTTTTCTTTACATTGTAGTAACAAAAAAGACCATATACAAATGTATACAGCCTTTTTTGTCATTGCTATTCTGTTTTATTTTCTTTGCTTACAGTCTCGATGAAATCCGTCATCATTTTAGTAAGCTGACTCGCTTGACTTACTCCCGCCTTGTTACAAGCCTCTGCAAAAGTTTCTACAACTTCACGTTTAAGCTTGTAGCTTTTGGATATAAGTCCTATTTTAGCTTCATACTTTCTTGTCGCTTTCGATTGTGTAGACATAACTATTTCCTCTTCTCTTTATATTCCAATATCAAATGATACACTAGCTTGCCGATATTGAATATAATTATAGCTATGCCTCCATAAATCAATATGTCGGCTATTATATTTAATATTCTCAGCATTTACTTTAGTGGGACTATGTGCTATTATTTTTTATATGGGAGCTTGTTTCCAAGCCCCCTGTGCTTGCTACTTGCGGAATAGCCAATGCTTGATAGCTTCACCTATCAGTGTGGATATTACTCCGCTAGCAACTCCCGTTAGAATTTGTTTAATCCAACTTCTGTCGGGAGTTTTTCTTTTTCTGCTACGTCCCACTTTCTCACCTCCTCTCTACATTTATTACATTTATAATTATACTATAACGTGTACGTTATGTCAATAGTTTTTATAAAATATTTTGGAGGTTTTTATATTTATTTTTACTGTTTCAGCAAACAAAAAAGACAGCCTGCTGACTGCCTTCTTTGTGCCCGAAGTATTGTTATATCTGTAAAGAGGGTTATGCCTAATTGCACTTTCACCGATACTAGTATAACACACTTGACAGTCACTTTGGGACACTACTTGGTCATAAAAGGTCATTTTTAGTAATCAGTTTTGACATTTCACTTAATGCACGCCTATGTGTATTTTTTATTGCCCCATAAGAATATTTAAGTTCTTTAGATATTGAGTTCAATGACTCATATCTAACATATCTTTTATACAAAATTTTAATCTGTAACAAATTATCAAGCTTATATATCTTGCTTATAATCCTATCTCTTTCATCTCTGTATTTATCAATAGCCGCTTCCATCTCCATAACCCGCTCTATACTTCTAGTAAAACTAGCATCTTTAGGTGGACTTGTCTGCACTCGTTCCTCAGACAGGTTCTGAGAAGGTAAGGCTGGTAATGTATCACGGAATGAATTTAGCTCGTCTTTTTTACTTTCTATCAACATATCAAGCTTTTCAATTCTACTTAGATATTGTTTCGCTGTCATTCATTCACCCCCTTTTTAGCTTTTTAAGCATTGTTAAGTTTGCGATTATTCTGATATATCAAGCTCAATTTGACCGTCTATAGTCCTATCTTCAACCCACCATTTATACACCTTCTCCGCACTACTCCATTTTTCAATTGTCTTTAGTCCTGATTTTCTTCTTTTCTCAAGCATTCTTTCAAAAGCCTTGATATAATTATCTTTAATCCCAGGAAAATTTATTTCATCCTGCACTTTCATAGCTTTTCTCGCCATAGGGCATAGCACACATCCTACCCTTTTATAGCCCATATCGTACAAGGGATTATACGGTATGTTATTTTCTTTTATATAGCCCCAAACATCCTCGTCTGTCCATTCATAAATTGGATTTACGATCAAACTCTTATGCTTTCTCGCTCTTGCAACAATCGTGCAATCCCATACAGGATCGTACGTTTTTGCATTTTCAAAAACTTCTTTCACATGGGCGAGATCAAAGTGTTTCATTGAAGCTTTTGTCTTCTCGCCGGTTGAAAAATCACTCCGACCGGTTCTTCTTCTTGATTCCGACTCCCTTACACCAACGGCGGTTATTCTTTTCGGTGTAGATTTTTCCTTGAAAATGCTACAACAATATCTTATCCGCCTCGTCGGTGGAATGCCTTTTTGCTCAATCAAGGAGAACATATTGACAGGCTTTCCCTTGTACGTCGGTTTAGTCCTGTTTGTTTTTATTCCCTGCTTTCTCAAGTGGCTAAATACTTCACTTATATGTTTCATTGTTTGCGGAGCCTCCACCGTTGTGGTACTATATAAAACCTCAAACTCAATCTTAGCTTTTAATGCTAAATCCAACATTACGTCACTATCCTTACCGCCGCTATAAGCAATAATAAGAGGTTTATTGTAGTATGTGTCTGAGATATAAGCAGCTTGCTTAAGTACTTCTATTGACCTATTAACTTTACCTGTCTGTTCATCTTTCATATAATCCCCCTTTTAAATACTTGAGAATATGTGCAATTACATCCGCCGTCCAGGCGTTGCCCAGCATTTTATACCTCTGATTGTCGCTTACACCTTCAGTATAGTTATCTGGTAGTGTTTGAAGTCGTTCACACTCAATAGGTGTAAGTTTGCGGATATAACCTTCTATTAGCACCCCGTGCTTATCAGTTGCCGTAAGAGTATAGAACTTTTGACCGTCATTAAATCGTTGCCCGTTCTGTCGTTTTTCCACTCTATCTGGAGTTATGCAACCGATCAAGTAAAGTCCTGTTTTAGCACCTAATCCTCCAGCATTGCCACATAGGGTTACTGATTTATTGTTAATGTAATAGATCCTATTTCCTTGAGAGTCGGACTTGAAATATCCAATTTTGCCTTTTTCAGCTTCTTTTTCTATGATTTGCAAAGTTTTACTAAACGGCACCCTGTATTTTTCCAAACACTCAAATACAAAGTTGCCGTTCCAATTTAGATATTGCCTTGCAGTCATAGTCAATGCTTTTTCAGGACTTACAGCTACATAAGATTTACTTATAAGATACTCTGCCTTGTTCTTAAACCATTTACACCATGATTCCGACATCACCGTATCTAAATCAGCCGTTTCATGGACTATATCCTTAAGCAAAATACCCTTGTCTTCGGGCTGCTTTATATCTGCTATATTAGTCCAGTACAGCCTTTTACGTCGTTGAGCCGAAACTAAAGCACTATCGATCATAACAGGCTCAACTCCAAGATAACCGGATATTACATCCAGATATTCCTTTTTCATTCTCACATTTTCTAGTAAAAACTTGATATTAGGATTTACTGTCCTTAAGTGATTTAGGATATCTACATACTCGAAAAACAACTTACTTCTTTCATCTTCAAAATTTAATTGTTTTCCTGCAAAACTGAACCCTTGGCAAGGACTACCACCTATCAATAAATCTATGCTTGACCAATCTATATCCCATCTTTTCCAGTCTTGAACGTCTCCAAGCCTGATAATATCAGGATAATTTTTTTTCCGATACCTGTATAGCATATTCGTCAATTTCACTTGCGTAATATTTATTTACTTCTACCCCTGCACGCTGCAAGGCTAAATACCCTACACTTATGCCATCAAATAGGCTTAATATATTCATTTTTCAATCAAGGAGCCGATTAATCTTTATGCCGGCAAGCTCGTCTCCTTTCTGTTATTTACTTTAACAAACTATTTAATCTTTCGTATTCATTAGATATTGATTCTTCATGCTCTTGTATTGCCTTTTCAAGTTTTTCTTTTACAAGCTCTATTACCTCTTCTTTTTTACTTAAAGGAATGTCAACATATATATTTCCCTCCCCTTCAGTGTATCCCGAAACTTTTATAAAATGAGGTTTCATAACATCTAGCTTTTCCAGTTCCTCATTTATATGGCAAATCCATTCGTCGTGTGCTTCTATAGTTTCTATACATTCCTGTACCTCTAAAGCCTTTGCTATCATCTCATCGTGTTCTTTATCTATCATTTATTCCTCCCAATCTCCCTTCAGCATATCCGCTTTTATTAACTGATACAAAATGTCTATTGAGGTGCGGTGGTCTCTGTACTTGCAATTAGGTACGATATGTATTCTTGGATCACTATGTTCCCATTTTTGTATATCAATCATTGTCGGGCTTACAAAAATCACCTTACTATCTCTTGCTATGCACAAGTAGTAAATAGGCAAGCCACTACATCCTGTACACTTTCTAAATCCGAATGATTTTTCAAATTCTTCCATGCTTTTTTTAGGCTTTAACATCTTGTTCCCTCCTTACTGTCATTAATATCTCACCGCTTCTTCTCTAGTTATAAAAAAGTGTATCCCTGGCGCACATTCGTTCCACCTGTCATCATCAAAATCATCAACTGTCACTATTTCTCCAACTCTGTAAATAAATTCTTTGTCATAATTTGAGTTAACTTCTGCAATACGGCTTTCTGAACCGTCAATGTTCTCTATAGCAACTACTCTAGCTTTATCACACCTACACTTTCTATTAGCGGCACTTAATCGTTTTGCGTCTTCAAGAACTTCAAGCTTTATGATATAATTTTTTGCTTTTTTCCATGCTGTGAATGAACCTTCTTCCGGACAAGCTATAGGATAGTATAAATCTGTCCCCTCAAGGTTTGCCCCCTCGAAGTCTGCTCCCCTGAGGTTTGCACCCCTAAGGTCTGCCTCAGCAAGGTCTGCATTTCTAAGATCCACATCTCCAAGGTCTGCACTTCTAAGGTCCGCACCTCTGAGGTTTGCACATTTTCCACTTTTATTATCTTCTAACCATTCGCAGTGTTCTTCCAAAATAGTTTTTATTTCTAAACTTGTCATTACTCTGCCGTCTCCTTTTCAATAGCAATAATTATATCTGCTGCTTTCTTCTCCCCTATACCCTTGACACTTAACAGTGTTTTTTTAATTAAACTGATATCTAATCCAGGTACAGATACCTGCCCATCTTTAAAGCCGCTATCATACATATTTTGCATAAAGTTATTCATTTG